TTGTACATCCCCTGCTGGCCGCGGACGGGCAAGGGGGTGCGGAGCGGGCGGACGTTGCGAAGCAGCCAGGCGAAAAGACCGGGCGCCCAACGGAGGCAGGCGTCCGTGGCGTCGGCCTGGGTAAAGGGCCGACAATCGTAGAGTTCGACAATGGCCAGACCCACGCCGCCGGGCAGACCCCGTATCACAGGGTCCCGTGTCGAGACGATCAGCAGATCGCCGCGATAGCGGGTTCGCCGCGAGCGAACCTCGGCCCGCTTGATGCCGGTGGCGATCAGGGAGGCATAGGGTTGATGGACCGAAATCGCTTTGATCAGGGGCATTGAAGGCTCCGGCTCTTTGACAAGTTCATACGTGTGGCGTCGCCGGCACGCGGATCGTCCGCGTGTCGGTATTTCGATACGGGACATCGGCAATATGTTTGGCCAGGTCGCGCTTGATCCAGTACGCCTTGCCGAGGGCCGCCAGCTTTTCGACGGCCGCGATCCCGAAGGCCCGCCAGTCGATCGCCTTGGCCAGCGGCGAGTGATTCAGCGTGCCGACCTTGAAGAGGTCCACACAGTCCTGCAGCTCGTCGATCCAGGCCAGGGCGTCGGTAGGCTCAAAGACCGGCTCCAGGCTGACCCACGTCTGCAGGCCGCGTGCTTTGGCGGTTCGGATCGCGGCCACGCGGTCGGCGGGCGTGGCCGCGCGGGGCTCCATCTCCAGGGATTCTTCCGCCGTCCGCCAGGTCAAGGTCGTCGCGAAAGCGTCGTTGGGGCCGTAGAGGTCGAAGTCCGCACAGGCCCGCGTGCCTCCCTTGGTCAGGACCTGGACGGCCAGCCGCTCCCGATGCAGCCATTGGATTGCCAGTCGCGTGACATCGTGCGAGACTGGAAGGTCGGCTGGGTAGGGATCACAGGTGAAGCAGAGCAAGACCCGCCGAGGATCGCCCCGGAAGTTCCGGGCATCTTTGCTGAGGGCCTCCAGGATACCGTCGCGCGGGCCGCAATCGGCGTGGAACGTCTCGCGTTGCCGGTGCAGTGCGCCGGGCGCGTAACAATACAGGCAGCCGTGGGGGCAGCCGGTGTAGAGATTGGCGGCCAGCAGGGAGTACTCCTGGGCCCGGCCTTGGGGTTCATAAATTGCGTTCATGGCATCCCTCTATTTTGCGGCGGCTTCGAGCGTTTCGCGGATGATCTGCGACCAAGTGACCGGCTCCCCGGTCGCTTTGCAGCGTTTCGTCGCCTGGGCCTTCGCCCAGGCGACGAGCGCGGGTGGCACGCGGTAGTTTTGACCGAGATCCGGCTTGGTTCGGGCTTTGACACCGCTCATGTTGTTCTCCTGTGATTTCGGTTCAAAAGGGGCGGGCCAGGGGCAGATGAATGAGCGTCAATCATCTTCCCTTTCGTTTTCCTCGTGTTCTGCGGCAAGCACCTCATCGAGCCCAGCCCAGTCGATTTCGTCTGTGCTCGGCCCCACATCCTCAGGCCAGCGGAACTCATCATGGTATTCGTCCCACACGCGTTCATGGTCCCCGCCGAACTCGGTTTCGCAGTCCGTGGAATCGTAGAACCAGTATCCAGAGATACCGTTGTATCTCCGGTACTCATCCATTTTCCCGGCGTGACTACTGGGTGAGCCTCCATCTGAGTCGCACAACTGGCATTCGTCCCATTTCCATTTTTTCCTCTGTTTCGTTGCCATTTGCTCATACCTCCATTTCACTCTCCCGACAGGTGCCGGGGTGGCGGGGTCAGTATTCTCTGATGAAATATCCGGTCTCATTTGTGGGGTCGAGTGATTCGCACCATCCCTCTACTACGTCGGGGCTTGGCCTGTGCCATCGCCGTTCACGCCGCAGGCTTTTAGCCCCAATTAGGCGACGGATGATGCGACGGCATTCCCGTAGCGTCGAGATACCCGCGGCGACAGTAGTGACCGTGGCGGCAGTGGGGTCGCCCTGGTGTTCCCCTCGTGTTATTTTGTATCGCGTTCCCATCGTTGTGACCTCCAATTCTGGTTGCTGTTTCTATTCGCATCCTATTCCCGGCCCTGCGCCCGAGCGAGCACGGGCGGGGCGGGGTTGAAAAATGCGTCAAACGTGCCAGCATCGAGCCGCCCGGTCATACGTGTATCCATTCGTGCGCAGGGTGTAGAGTGCGTCGCGGGTGAGGTGAGTTCTGGGGCCGGCGTTCTCCTGAGGGGTCTGCACGCGGAGACGGGCGTAGGGTATCCTGCTGTCGCACGACCCATAGTGTATAGTCAGGTCAGTCCCGACGAGACGCATACCGCCAGATCGCAGCAGCCATCGCATGGATTCCGGTAGTCGTACATCATTCGTTGTCATTGTGGTCGATACTCCATTCTCTGTTAGTGCTGTTTCCATCGTGTGACCTTTCACAAGTCTAATTCTTCGGGGTCCACTACCAAATTCACTGCCTCTTGGAGCTCGCGGCGCATCAGATGCACAATCCTTGCGGTCGCGTACTCCCCACGGTCGCGCAATTGCCGCTCGCGGGCGATCCAGATTTCCACCAGGGCCTCGGGGCCTATGCCATACGACGGGCTGGGCTCGGTGATGCCACTGATGTTCATTGGGCCTGTCCCCAGCGATAATGTTGCCCGTTGCTCGCTACGTAGTCGGCGCACATTTCTCGGTGCCCGTCGATGATCTCCCCTGTGATCTCGTCGGCTATGTGGGCAGGTAGAGAGTCGTCGTCCACTGATACCCAGCAGTGCCCTTGACCGCCGCTACGGTCCACTTGCACGGCATAGTTGTGCATCATCATATCCATCGTTCAATCTCCAAATTCTGGTTACGGTTCGGTTTCAACGGTCACTGCTGGCCTCTGAGTCATACTGGTCCAGGTCCGCGACGGCGCGGCAATCCGCCAAGTACGCCTCGATCCGCCGGCGCTCCGGGCAGGGACCCAGCACGACGAGCATTGATTCCAGGATCTTCGCGAGATGGCTCAAGGAGGTGGCGCTGTACCGCTGTTCCAATCGCCGTACGCGCTTGCGCGCCTTCATCCGTTCCTTTGTTGCCCGACCGGCCTCTGATTGGTAATAGCGGCGGGTGTACTGCCTCGTGTTGGCTTGGCCGCGCGGGCTCTGTCGATATCTCCTATTGATTTCGGCATTGTGCTCGCGGGCGTCGTTTTGTTTGGCCGATGGACTCCGATGGGCCAGGAGAGAATCCCGCCAAGCCTCATAGGCGGTACGGCGGTCCGGCAGCATCAGGTGTGTGTGCCGGTCCATCAGGGGCACCAGCTTTTCGATCAGGTGCGTGCGGCCTGTCACGGTCATCGCGTAATCTTGCGTCCCGTCTCGCTTTTGCAAGCAGGGATACGCTTTGATTTTGCCGCACCCGATCAGACGGACGGCCGCACGCAGCAGCGCTCGGTTTGTGTGCCGAACCGAGAACGCGTAGGAATGGTAGTCGCGGTCCGGATACATGTAGGATGGCCGGTCCTGGAATTGCCCGTGCTGTGCCAGCCATGTCGCGACTGCCTCTGAATGTAGGGGTCCCATGCTTTTTCCCTTTATCGGGCAGAGAGGGTCACAGATTCTCGGCGGGCATGTCGGCGATGCACTCTGCCGCCAGTGTGGGCCAGCACGCGGGCCACGCTGCCTCGGCGGGCGATCAGTTCGCGGGCCTCGGTGCGGGGCAGGGTGCGTCGGACCGTATTGCGGACATGAGCGAGGATCTCGGCGGCGGTCACGCCGTGATTGACGTAGCCGGCCACGGCTCGGGCGAACGCCGGCACACTGCGTGTACCCCGTGAGCTATTGCAGCGTTTGCAACAGGTCACGAGGTTGCCGGGCTCATTTCTGCCGCCTTTGCTCACGGGCCGGAGATGGTCGAGGGTGAGTTGGGCGCCGTCCTCGATACTGGCTCCGCAGTAGGCACAGGCCACGCCATCGCGGAGGTACAGGGCCAAGCGGGTGCTCGGCCGCACCCAGTTCTGCCCGTGCCAGTTTTTGTTTCGTTCGGTTGTCATTGCCGATCTCCTATATCACTTATCACTGTGCATCATACTACAATAGCAGACGCCATGCGTCAACGGAAAATCATGGAAAAATGACAGAATTATGGAAAAAACAGGAGAAAAACAGGGTCGTAATAGGCCCTACGGGGAGCTACGACAGCCCCTGGTGACCCCGAAAAAGGGTCCTACTGGTAGTACGAACGCGGTCGCGTTCCACCCGTGTTTTCGATGCATTAACAAGGGTGTCGCGACCGGAATCGCGGTTTTTCGCGGGAAAACGAGCACGGTGTGACGACAGAAAAATCAGCAGTCGAGATCGCCCGGCAGCAGCGGCATATCCTGCTGCTGGAAAAGGTGAAGGTGAACAAAGCCTTGACCGCGCCCGAGATGCGCGAGCTGGGCGGCTACGAGGCCGAACGCCAGAAGGCGGAAACGCAGATCGTTGCCGCGAAACCCGCGCAAGGCAAGCGTGGCAAGGCCGCCAAGATCGCCGAGGCCGACGTCCGCCGGGCGGGTCAGGACTGCGAGACCATCGAACAGGCGGCGGAGAAACTGGGCGTAGCGGATCTACAAGAATTGCTCGACGGCAAGCCCAAGCTCGCGGCGGCGTGGGAGCGGGGGCGGTTCCTGCGGCGGGTACGGGATCTGGCGACGGAGACGCTGATCGTGGTCGAGGAGGCGGACAAATTCCTGGGCCTGGAGCGGGGCCGGCTCACGGAGCTGCTCAAACGCGATCGGACCGTGGATGAGGTCTGGAGGGCCGGCCGCTTCCAGGCGATGACCAGCGCTCGCAAGGGTCTGAAACGGCTGGCGGACGCCGGGGACCCGAAGGCGATCCCGCTCTATGAGCAGATGCTCGATAGTCCCGCGAGCGCGGAATCCCTCGATTGGGACGATCTGACGCCGACGCAGCTCGAGCAGGCGACGGGGATCAAGCGCAACCAGTGGCGGCGCTGGGAGGAAAGGAACGGCTGCCCCAGGAAATCCAACCGGCGGTACTCGCTGCCGGCGGTGATCGAATGGCTGCGGGGGCATGAGAAAACGGGCGGGGTCAAGCTGGAGCACGGCCTCAATCTCCTGCAGGCGGAGAAGATGCGGCGCGAGAGGATGGATAACGACCGCAATGCGGGACTCCTGATGGAGACCGCGGAGCATGAGGCGGAGATCCTGGGCCGGGCCCGGCACTTGGCCGCCCTGCTCTCGCCGGAGCACGCGGAGCAGTGGTCGCTGGCGTTCGCCGGCAAGACGGCCGCCCAACTCCGGGAGATCATCCTGCCGGCGTTCGACAAGGTCGTGGCCGAGTATCACAAGATCGCCGAAGACATCAATCTACCACCGGGGGCCCGGGCGAAGCTCGAGGAAGGCTTCCACTTGTTGGAAAGAGAAAGGGTAACCACAGATGAACGCAGATGAACGCAGATTGCTGAACCACGGAGGTCACGGAGAGGCAGAGTCGAAGGATCCCGCCACACAGCTCGTGATTCTCGCGGACAATCTCCTCGCGACTCTATGTCTGTGTGAATGGCTGGGCTGGGTCGCGACGATGGGAGCCGTGGCGGGGGCCATTCTGAACAACTTTCAACTCTGGCCATGCTTCTTGCTCTGGATGGGGAGCAACGGTCTGTCGGCGTGGATCCACCATAAGACCGGCCCCCGGTCTCTGATGGTCAGGGACCTGATTTTTCTCGCTCTGGCCGCTGTGGGCCTATGGCAATGGACGCGATGATAATGAGCATAAAGGAAAGGCCGGGCGGCCACTTCGGATGGTGCTGGTGCAGGCACTGTCGGTGCTATTTCTGGCGGCTGTTGTATTGGCCAACGGAAACCTCCGAGCGGAGATGGTCTCAGCGGAATGACGGTGGAGACGTGAGACGCTGGTCCGGGTATCGGGATGGCCGGCGGGGCCGGCATTGGGATAGACGCAGGAGATAGATTATCGATCTGAAGTCCTCCATCCCGAAGTGCCGGGGGATCTTGCCGGCGGAGTCCGAGATCCTGCGGCCGAAGCCGAGGCCCCCGATCGTGGAATGGGCCCAGGAGAATCTCTATCTGCCGAAGAAAGAGAGTCCCCGGCTGTCGGGTCTGATGAACTTCGAGTACTCGGCGTGGATGCGGGAGCCCTGCCGGTGGTTTGCGGACCCGTTCGTCCGGGAGATCACGCTGATCGGCCCCCTCCAGTTCGGCAAAACCTTATACGCGACGGTCTGTCTGGCGTACTCCATCCGCTGGGACCCCATGCCGACGATGATGGTGATGGCGAACCGATTGACCCTGAACAAGCGGATGAAGAGACTGCGGGCCCTGTTCGAGGCCAACGATTTTCTGATGGAGGAGCTGCGGGGCCGATTGGACAATCTGAATATCGGCGAGGCGAGTGACCTGGTCAATCTGCTGCTGGTGCTGGCCTGGGCGAACAGCGATGCCGTCATGGCGGAAAGCCCGGAGGGGTTGATTATCGGCGATGAGGTTGCGCTCTGGGCCCCGACGGTGCCCAATAGTGAGATGAAGCCGACGGACCATCTGCGCGGGCGGCAGGAGACGTTCGAGCAGGTGCGGAAGTTCATCAAAATCAGCAGTCCCCGCGAGACCGGGGACCTGGCCGATGAGGAGTACATGGCCGGGGATCAATGTGAGATGTGGTGTCCCTGCCACGCGTGCAGCTACTGGCACGTCGTCCGCTGGTACGACAAGGAGCAGCCGGGCTGCCACGCCGTGCTGGATAAGACGGCGAAGGGCGAATGGCTCTCCCTGAAGGAATACGCCTCGGCGGACCGGACGCACTACGTCTGCCCCTCCTGCGGCCGGACCTGGACGGACTATGAGCGGGCCGCCAATGTGGCCCAGGGCCTCTGGCTGCCCCAGGGCGTGACGATGGGCAGAGCCGGCAAGGTCGAGGGCACGATCGAGCCCTCAGCGTTCAAGAGCGCCCGGGTCCGGGGCCTGCTGGTCCACCCGCGGCTGCGGTCGATGCGGAAGATGGCCTGCGATTGGGTTCGGGGTCAGATGCTGCTCAAGACCGGCCAGATCTCGGGACTCAAGCACTTCCTGAACAATCAGGAAGCCCAGCCATGGAAGGATGAAAAAGCAACAACGGATGAAAACCTGATCCGGACGCACATCGGCTCATATCACAGCCAGGACGTGCCTTGGGGTGTGCAGCACATCACGATCGCCATCGATGTGCACGATAACTGGTTTCGCGTGGCGGTTCATGGATGGGGCTATAATTTTCAGGTGTGGGCGATCGCGATCTTACGTATCGAGACGGGCGACACAAACGAGCAGGGCGCCTATGCCCCGTTGAAAGCCTTGATATCGCGGCCCTGGGTCCTGGCGGATGGGACCCCGATGCCGCCGGCGGCCGTCGTCATCGATTGTCACTACCGGACGGAGCCCGTCAAGACTTTCTGCCGGGCGAACCGCCATCTGGTGTACAGCGGGAGACTCTTGCCCGTTTATGGATCATCCCGCCGGATGAGCCAGATGTATAAGAAATCAGTGGAGGACCAGACGCTGACCGTCTACGAGATCAATCCGTTGATGTTGAAGGATCAACTCTACCGGACGCTGTTCGCGGCCCAAGAGGCCGGGGACGGGTACATGCACTTGCCCGCCGACGTGGCCGGCGACGTTATCGGGGAGTTGTGCAGCGAGCACAAGATCATAGTTAAGGGATATCCCGTCTGGGTTCCGAAGAAGGACGGACGGGACAATCACGCGTGGGACGCCAGCTACTACAACGTGTTCGCGGCCCACTTCGTGGGGATCGGCACGCTGGGGCAACTGCCGGAATCCCCGCCGCCGGCGGCGCCGCCGCGGCCGAAGCCGAAACCCGAAGAGGGCGGCCGGGGCGGCTTCCTGGCGGGCCTGCCGGATTTGAATCGATAGGACGGATCAGAGAGATAAGGCTCACGGATGGGTTTTCTCGATGACTTGCCGGATCTCGGGTTTGGCGGCCCGCCGCGGCGGCCGGGCAAGCCTCGGCCTGCGCCGGAAACTGATTGTGTATCCTGGCTCAGCGTCCACTGCCCGAAATGCGGGTCCGGCGATTGCCCCGTGGTGGACAGCCGCCAGATCCCGGTCCGCTGGCACGAGTGCCGCAACCCGGATTGCCCCGGCCGGTCCGAAACCGGGGGCTATCGGTTCAAGAGCCTGGAGCAAAACTACCAGGAGCGGTGAAAAAAATCTTCAAGTAACGTATACCCAGTATACGTCACCCCCTTGGCATACCATCCATATCGCCTCTACGTTGGATCCCTGACAAAGGCGGTTTTTGGCGTTTTGTAGGTGGTGTATGTGATGGCCGCACGGACGCTGGCACAGATCGATATTGAGATCGCGGAGGTCGCGACGGCGATCACGGGCATCCTCACGGGCGCGCAGAGTACGCGGGCGGCGGACGGCCGCACGCTGACGCGGGCCGACCTGGAGCCCTTGCGGCAACTCAAGGCCGACCTGATCGCGGAGCGGGATGCCGTCGAGCGGCGCACGCGGCGCGAGACGGACGGGTCGGTCCTGGTGGGGGAGGTCTGATGGCCGAGCCCGGCGCCAAAGAGTTCTCCTATCGCCCGCCGATCGTGACGCGGCTCGCGGAGCGGTTCTTTCCGCAGTGGGGCCGGGCGAACCGCCAGTCAGCCCTCCAAACGCACGTGTTCGACACGGTCGCAGCCCGCGGCGGCTTCCAGCGTTCGATCCAGCAGTTCGCGGCGTCGTACGACATTCTGCACGGGGACCGCAGCCGCAAGGGCTACGTCAAGAGTCTGCTCGGCACCGGTGACACGCATCTGACCGAGCAGGCCCTCTCGGATCTGCGGGAAGTGGCCCGGGATGCCTCGCGGAACGATCCGGTGGTCAAAGGTGTCATGGAGAGTTACGCCGAGGGGATCGTGGGCACGGAATTGCCGATCCAGGCCCGGTCGGACGATGAAGGTTGGAACAAGGCCCGCGAGGCATCCTGGAAAGAGCGGATGGAGGACCGGCCGTGCGACGTGACGGGCCGGTTCGCGTTCACACACAGTATATTCCTGAGCGTTCTGTCCTTCTCCCGCGATGGTGATTTCTTCCTGATCTGGACGCCGGAGGGCATGTGGCTGTGTGAAGGGGAGCAGTGTGGCAGTCCGAGCGGGATCGATGTCAACGGCAAGACCTTCACGGTCACCAACGGCATCGCGGCCGCCAATCCCTATGGCCGCGTGATTGGCTACTACATCGGCTCGCCCGACAAGTGGGGTTACATCCGCCCCAGCGGCTACGTCCGATACACCGCCGACCAGGTGCAGCACGTCTTCGATCCCGACCGTGTCTCCTACAGCCGCGGTGAGCCTTTGCTGACCCCCTCCGTCAACTGGTTCGACAAATTCGGCCGCTACGCCGACGCCGAGCTGGTCACGAGCTGCGTCCAGGCCTGCCAGGGCGTGGGCATCACGCACAAGGAGCCGGAATCCCTGTTGCCGGGCGCTGTGCAGCACAAGGCGAACTCCGAGGTCAACGCGGAGGACTCGCTGAAGCGCTTCCAGATGGCCCCGGGGATGGTCTGGGACATGAACCCGGGCGACGACGTCAAGAACATCGGCGCCACCCGCCCCACGACCGTGTTCGGCGAGTTCATGAACAAAGTGCTCACCATCGCCGGCCGGGCGGCGGGCATGCCGCTGATGCTGATCACGCAAGATCTCAGTGGCGCGACGTTCATGAATGCCCGGATCGCGGCCCAGATGGCCCAGGAGCGATGGCGGAAGGTGCAGACCTTCGTCGTCAAACCGCTGGCGAGCCGGTGGTACCTGTGGCAGACGGAGCGGGACATCGCGACGGACAAAGAGCTGCGGCCGGCCCCGGCGGATTGGCGGCGTCACGAGGCGATGTGCCGCCGCTGGCCCTATGTGGACCCCGAGAAGGAGGCCAAGGCCGATCAGCTCGAGCTGGCCAACGGCACTACCAGCCGGACGTTCATCTGCGCCCGCAGCGGCCGGGACTATCGCGATGTTGTCCGCGAGCGGGTAACGGACCAGCGCATCGAGAAAGATGAGGGGCTGGAGCCCGAGCAGCCGGCAGAGAAGCCGCAAGGATCAGGTGGGAAGGAAGATGCCGATGGCAAAGACGACGAGTGAGTCATCCCGGCAATTCCACGGGGAGCGGACCGCCCCGCGCGTCGCTTGCATCATGGCCATCCCGGCCGAGGCGGTCCGATTCGCCGCCGGCGAAGGCGACAAGGGCAGCTTTGAGATAGCGGCCTACGACGGCGGGATTGCGAAACATTGGTACTGGGGCAATTTCGCCCTGGATCTGTCCGGCCTGACGTTTGCGGGCAAGCCCCTGCCGGTCCTCGATTCGCACGAGACGGGCCGGCGGATCGGCGTGACGACGAGGCAGCAGATCAAGGAGGGCGTGACCTTCGAGGGCCGGTTCCTCGGCAATCCCTCCGCCCAGGAGATCCGGGCTGACATGCAGGACGGTTTCCCCATGCAGGCATCGCTGTACCCGGTGCCGTCCGTGATCGAGCAGGTCGAGGACGGCGCGAGCGTCGAGGTCAACGGCCGCAAGCTCAAAGGCCCGGGCGCCGTCTTTCGCAAGGCCGTGATCAAGGAAGTGAGCATGTGTGTCTTCGGGGCCCTCAATAACACGAGATCCACCGCGTTGGCGGCTGACGATAGCGACCAAGTCGAATTTGAGCTTATGGAAAGGAACAATCCCATGGCAAACCAAGACAAACCGGCCCTGACGCTGGAGACGTTCAAGGCCGACAATCCCGCCCTGCACCAGAGCGTCTTCGCGGCCGGCCAGGTGGAGGGGATCAAGACCGAGCAGACGCGTTTCGCGGCCCTGCAAAAGGCCTGCGGCGACGATCACGCCCAGGCCGCCGAATGTTTCACCGCCGGGATGACCGTCGCGGAGGCCCTGGGCAAGCGCAACGAGAAACTCGCCGCGGATCTCAAGACGGCCCGCGAGCAGCTCGCGGCCCAACCGGCCAGCAAGATCGATGCCGCGACGGCGGAGTTCAAGAGTCAGCCGGCCCCGAGCGATCCGAAGGCCGTGAAGTTCGATGAGGCGACGGCGACGGACGAGGAACTCAAGGCGCATTTCGCGGCGACGCCGGATCTGCGGGATCGGTTCTTTTGTGTCGCCGACTATCTGTGGTACGTGCGGCATCCGGCGAAATCGTAGGGAGGGCGCATGCGCCGCCCGTACGGAAAGAAAACAGAGTTAGAATGAGCACGCGTAAAGAGTAAATTCCGAAAGCGAGGAAGTTATGTCCCTGACAGAGAACAGCGCTCTCCACCATGTACGCGGTGAGCAGAGCGAGTTTCCGCAGAGCGCCGCCGTCATTTACGAGGGCAAGATGCTGGGCAACGTGTCCGGCTACGCCCGGCAACTGGTCGCCGGCGACAAGTTCATCGGCCACTCCGCCGAGTACTACGACAATTCGGCCGGCTCCGCGGGCGACTGGAATATCGCGCGCTACCGCGGCCGTTACCGATTGCAGGTGACGCTCAGCGGCGTCGCCATCACGGACGTGGGCAAAGCAGTCTATGCCTCCGACGCCGAGACGTACACCCTGACGGCCGGCAACAACAGCAAGGTCGGCGTGGTGGACCGCTACGTCACGACGGACACGGCGGTCGTGGAGTTTCAGACGGGGGAGGAATCGGACGCCAACGTGTCCACGTCGGTGAGTTTGATTTGGGTCAGCCCGGACGGCAGCGACACCAGCGGCAACGGGTCCTTCTCCGACCCGTATGCGACGATCACCAAGGCCCTGACAGCGGTCACCGCCGCCCGCAAGACCATCATGGTGATGCCCGGCAGCTACACCGAGGCCCTGTCACTGACCTGGCCCTCCATCGATCTCGTCAGCATCAACGGGGTGCTGGGCCAGAGTGACGCCGTGACGATCGAAGGCACGACCGGTCAGACGGAAGTGATCGAGATCGATCCGACCGTCCAGACGGCGACCTTCAACGCGACCCTGAGCAACCTGACGATCTCGGCCCCGACCGGCGTCAACGGAATCACGCTCGACAACAACAACGTCGGCCGCCGGATCAACCTGTTCCTCCACAACGTCGCGATCGAGAACCAGACGGAGACCGACAAGTCCCTCAACGTCGCGCACACCGTGGCCGGCAATGCGCTGCGCGTCTACGCCGACGGCCGAAGGAATATCTGGGAAGGCCTGCTCTACATCGCCCCGAAGAACACCGACGACCGGTTCACCTTCGACGGTTTCCAATTCGACGGCGGGGTCGAGTTCGGCACGGCGACGATTGCCAGCGTGAGCACGTTCAAGGACTGCGTCGTCAAGGATGCCGGCGGCGCCGGGGGGCAGGACACGCAGATCCTGAACGTGATGGGCTGCTACAGCCTGACCGGCACGACCTATGCGGCCGCCGCCCTGGGCGACTTCGCCGCGAACGCGGCGGAACTCATTCTGTAAACGACAAGTGAATAGCCGGGCGCGCTGAAGGGTCCAAACCGGAGGCGTCGACAAGGAAAGACAAAGCGGCAATTGGGTGCCCAATCACCTGATTGCCGCTTTTCTTTTGCCCGGGTCGAACCCAGACCCCGGCACGGGGCAACGAAAAAGGAGACAAACGATGATACGTATCACAGCAGCAGGGATCAAATCGGCATTCGGCGCCGCGGTCGAACAATTGCGGGCCCTCTGGCTGGACCGCCTGTGCGTGCGGTTCAGCTCGAACTCGGCCAGCGAGGATTACGCCTGGCTGGGCACGCCCGGTGGTCTTTCGGAGGTCAAGGGCGAGAAACATGGCGAAGAGTTGCCCGAATACCACCTGACGATTCGGAACAAGGAGTTCCAGGGTGGCCTCGAGTTCCGCCGGCCGGACATCGAGCGGGACAAAACAGGTGAAATTACGAGAACCCGGACGCGTGAGTTCGCCGCCCGCGTGGCCAACCACGATGTCGAGTTGGTCAGCACCCTGATCCTGGCTGGGGACGGCACCACGATGGGCAAGGCCTATGACGCCGCCAACTTCTTCTCCGCCAGCCACTCGAGCAATAAGAGTGGCACGCAGAAGAACCTGTTGACGAAGACCACCGTGGCGTCCTTGGCCGTCACCGTGGCGGCCAACCCGACGTCGACGGAGGCGATGAAGGCCATCCTGGGCGTGGTCTCGCATATGCTGGGGATCAAAGACGATCAGGGCAAGCTGATGAACAGCAACGCCCGGCAGTTCCTGATCATGACCAGTCCCACGCTGTGGCAGTGGCTGGTGCCCGCGACGGTCAACGCGACGGTCAACCAGGGCGACACGAACACGATCGTCAGTCTGAAGGCGGACGGGTTCGACATCTCCGTCGTGGCGAACGGCCTGCTGGATTACACGACCGAATTCGACGTGTATCGGACGGATGCCCCGCTGAAGCCCTACGCGATCCAGGAAGAGGTTCCCTTGGAGTTCAACGTCCTCGACGAATCGAGTGAGCACTACAAGCTCAACAACGCGATTTTGGGCATGGCGTACACGCGGAAGAACGTTGGATTCGCCCGGTGGGAATACGCGGCCCACGCGACGTTGAGCACGTAAGCATGACCCGGCGGCGGCGGGATCGGGACCGGTTCCGCCGCCTGCCGTTGCCCCGGCCGGGTCTGCGGGGGTTGGCGTACAGTCTGCCGCCGACTCGGGTCGGTCTGCGGCTCACGGGCCCGATCGTCGGGAAAGTGGAGCCGGCGCCCCCTGCGGCGCCGTTGAAGGACTTACTGCGTGTCGCTAATCGAGCACTACGTGACAGCCGATGGGGCGGATACGTACGCGAACAGTACGAATCCGGCCACTCCCTGCTCTCTGGCAACCGCATTGGCCGGAGCGGGACAAGGCGATCGGATCAACGTCAAGGCCGGCGCCTATTCGCAGGGCACGGTGACTATGCCGGGCGGAACGGCGGTCGATCCCATCGTCTGGCGTGGCTACTACAGCACCATCGGCGATCTCGACAACTTGGGGCGCAGTGCCGCCGGGGCATTGGTGACGACCAACATGCCCGATATCACCATCACCGCCACATGGACGCCCGCTCCTTTCTGCGTCCTCCAGAACCTGGACATTACCGGCGCACTGTCGAGCGCGCTGATCGCCAGCTCAACCAACGATGGGTGGATTATGGAGTCCTGCCGGATAATCAATACACAGAACAACGCTGCCGCATCGTGCGTGCAAGGCGACGATATGTGTGCGGCCGTCAACTGCGATTTCCAATGCACCGGGGCTGCCCACGGCTTTCTGCTGGACTCGGACAACTCCGTAGTAATCCAATCGTGCCGGTTCCAGGTCGTGGCGGATAAACCCTGCGTGCAATGTCAAACAGGATTCATCAACGATAGCCTCTTCATAGGAAATGCAGCAGCAGGCACCGGCATTGCAGTGCAGGCGTCGGCCACTGTTTCTCTCGTCTTATCGAATTGCACGTTCTACTCGCTGGCGGCAGCGCTCACCTACCCCAACGCCGCCGGCCAGAACATTCCGATCGTTATCAACTGTCACGCTACGGACTGCACGGTACTATTCAACAATCTGTACAGCGCGACCGATGAGGCTTACGTGGTCGAGTACCGCAACCGAACAAGAGATTGTGGCGCGCCCGCGACCAGGACGGGATTTGTCAATGCCATACTGGCCGGCGAGGTGACGACGGATACCGGCGGGATCGAGACGGATTGCAATGACGCGGGCAGCGGGGATTTTCGTCTTATCAGCGCCGCTCCGGGTTTCGGCGCGGGTCCCTTCCCGGCCCAGCACATCGGCGCGTGCCCCCCGCCGAGCCCGACAATTCCTGCTGTAGCAAATGTCTGGAACGGGACGGCTTATGGCTACTACGGGGCCCTGACGGGGACCAAGCGTGCCTCCTCCATCGCCAACTGTGAGGCGGGAAACATCAAGGATGACGTGGTGATCGACGATGTCACCGGCACCTACGCGGGCGGAGGTAGCGGCGGTCTGTTGGTGCATCCCGGAATGAATGGGGGGTGCAACGGATGAAACTCGCACTGCCGGCCGGCACCACTTCTCAGATCGTGCATGTTTTCATTCAGGACTCCACCGTCACCACCGGCGCCGGCAAGACCGCCTTGGCCTTCGGGGATATCACCGCCTATTACGTCCGGGCCGGCGGCGTCCTGACGGCGCTGACGATGATCGATCTGACCACGCTGGGGACGTGGGATACGGACACGACGGACGATAAACTGGCGTTCAAAAAGTTGCACGACACCAATGCGCCCGGCCTGTATGAGATCCATTTGCCGAACAACATCCTGGCGGCGGGGTCCTCGCAGGTGACGATCCAGTTGCGGGCCACGGGCGCGGCAATTGCGCCAATCGAGATCCAACTCTCGCCGGTCCCCGCCGCATTGAGCAACGGCGCTCACGGCGGCGCGGCTGCGACACTCACGTTGCTGTCGGCCGCGATTGACAATTCGGCAGGGGTCGGTCTGTCGATCACTGGCAGCACGAACGGTGCTGCATTTGCCGGTGGGACGGGGCCAGGTTTGGTGCTGACATCCACCAGCGATGCGGGTTTGAAGTCCACCGGGGGCACGAATCATCCGGCCGCCGAACTGCTGGGCACTGGCACGGGTGCCGGCCTGGAAGCCACCGGCGGTCTGACGGGCAATGGGATTAAAGCCACGGGCGGTGCCACGGGCGGACAGGGTATTTCCGCGACGGGTACCGGAAACAACATTGGGCTCTACGCCCTGGGCAATGGTGTCGCTCCAGGTATACAAGCCAGTGGAGGTGCGGAGGGAAACGGCTTCAGAGCTGTCGGTGGTTCTACCAGCGGTCACGGGATTTCCGCGTCCGCGACCGATGGCCACGGGATGAGCCTGGTCGGTGGTACGGCGGGTGAGGGCCTCAGTGCCACGGGAGGTGTAACGGGCAACGGCATCCAGGCGACGGGTGGAGCTACCAGTGGCGCCGGTCTATACGCCAGTGCCCAGAACAACAATGATGCCGGGATGCAACTCGTCAAACACGGGACGGGTAAAGACTTGGACGCGGACCAAACAGACAACGCCGCTGCCGACGCACTGGCGGCACATGGGGCGATCGACACTTTGGTGACGACCGTGGGCGCCGCCGGGGCGGGTCTGACGGCCCTGGGCGATGCCCGCTTGGCGAATCTGGACGCCACGGTCGGCAGCCGCTCGAGCCACTCGGCGGCCGGTGTCGTGACCGCCCTGGAAGCCAACGGCAGCAAGCTCGATCACCTCTGGGAGATGACGGAGGACGATGGGGGCGTGCGGCGGCTGACGACCAATGCCCTGGAGCAGGCCCCGACCGGCGGGTCGGCTCCGACGGCCGCGGCGATCCGGCAGGAGATTGACGCGAACAGCACCCAACTGGCGGCGATCGTGGCCGATACGAATGAACTGCAGGCCGAGCTGGCGGACGGCGGCCGGACGGATCTGCTGGTCGATGCGATCAAGGCCAAGACGGATCTGGTCCCCGCCAGTCCGGCGGCGGTCGGCAGTCAGATGGACCTGGTCAATGCCCCGAACGCGACGGCCGTCACGGCCCTGCAGAGCGGCCTGGCCAAGACGGGAGCCGACAGCGACACCCTGGAGACTCTCAGCGATCAGATCGACGGCGTGACGGGCGGCGCCGCCGTGAACGTGACGATTGAGCCACAGGTGGAACAATGACGACTCTGCGGGTCCAAACCAAGATTGCCGGTGTCCTGGCCGACGTCACGAGCGTGACCCTGGCCAATGCCGCGACCGGCGCCACCTGGGGTGTGCGGCGGACGGATACCGGGGCCGTGGTCGTCGCGGCCGGCACGGCCGTGCCGCGTATGTCGACCGGGGTCTACGAGTACGAGTACACGGACACGCCCGGGGTGCCGTACGAGTACCGCATGGCGGTCGTCTACGGCGGCGAGAAATTCATCGGCGGCGGGTCCTGGACGGCGAACGTCACGCCGGCGACGGCGACGCTGGATCTGTCCGAGTTCGATGAGGTCCTGATGGGCAATCTCGACGTGGAAGAGGACGAGTTCGGCGAGCCGGTGACGGTGCATCCGGTGGGCGGAGCGGACCGGGTCTGCACCGCGATCGTGACGCGTGATCCACCGGTGATGAAAGAGAATCCGCGTGAGGAGTATTTCCCGGTCCTGGTCTCGTTGCGGAATAGTGCGACCCTGGGGATCTCCGCCGCCGAGTGGAGCAATCGTTTCGAGATCACCCTGCCGCGCCACCGGGGCGCCGCCGCCGTGCGGATGCGGACGGTCAAGGCGGTGAAACAGGACGCGGCCCGGATCACCTGGGGGTGCCAATAATGCCAGCACCGGCAATCGCCTCTGGAGCGACAACGGGCAGCCGCATTGTGGCGGGCAGCCCGAGATATGCCTTCATCGAGATCAGGCCCGACTACCGCAAGCTCGATGCGCTGATGGCCCGGATCCAGGGCATCCCCGGCGCGATCGCGCGCGTCATGCCGCCGGCCCTGAACAAGTCGGCCGCCGAGGAGCGGACGTGGCTGGCCCGGGAGTTCGGCACGCGGCTGGTGATGAGCAGGAAAAGCAGTATCCCGCAAAGGCTGGAACTGACGCCCAAGGCGAGCCGGGCCTCCTGGGCCGCCGGGGTCCGCATCCATCTCACCCGCTTCACGATCGCCTCTTTCAAGGACGTCCAGCAGACCCCCAGCGGGGTCACCTGGTCGACGGGCGGGACGCCGCTGCGGGGTGGATTCATCCCGCGGGCGTTCATCCAGAAACGGTACACGCACTATCTGACCGGCAAAGAGATGAACGTGCCCCAGGCCTACCGCCGGGCCCAAAAGGCGGAAAAGGGATTTGAGAAGGGCATCGAAACACGGGCCGGGGGCATCGTCCGCCGGTACCCGATGAAGGTCCTGCGCGGGCCGAGCCTGGCGCGGGTTTTCAGTGACGATCCCAAATTCCAGGCCCGGGCGGAGAAAGAGGGCACCGGCATCATCGAGAAGAAACTGGCCAGCCAGGTGGACCGCCTCGCGGCGGAGGTGATCCATGGCTGACAGCATCCTCGAACAGATCGCCCAATGGCACCTGGCGATGATCAACTCGATCACCGTGGCCAACGGCTACCAGCAGACGCTGGTGGGGACGCGGTCGGGGGAGGCAGTGTTGGATGGGGACACAGCCCGCGACCTGTCGGCCCTGAGTGTCCTATCGGGAGCGGAGGATGCTGTAACCATGGACGATGAAACCCTGGATGACGTGAACCCCACAAGCACCTGGTGGCAGCAATTTGATACGTTCGTCTACGTGATCGGGCGGGGCACTACCGCTCTCGCGGTGGACAATCGCATCACCCGGATCGTGGCGGACATCCAGAAGCGGATCGGCGTGGAGCTCGCCGCCCAGGCGGCCACGGATGGGCCCTACTGCGGCGGCCTGGCCAAGGCGATCGAGCTGCTGCCGTGGCAAATCATCGGGTTCGATGACGCCCACTGTGCCCTGGCGATCGTGCCGGTCCGGATCAAATATCGGGTGCTAACCCGTGACCCATACAGTCAACCCTAACATTAAGGAGATCATCGTATGGCAACTTCAGTTTCGAGGGCCCGGGCGATTATCGGGATGGACGTGGCCCAGGCCGTGTCGGGCGATCTCGGCAGCGCCGAAGACCGCATCCTGATCGCCGGCGGCGCGACGTACACCGACGGCACGGGTACCGGCAACATCAACGCCGCCTGGTCGGACGCGGCTCGAGCCCTGGCCGACGGCGCTGACGAGACGCTGAATCTGACGAACGCCAGTCTGACCGACAAGGTCGGCCGGACGGTGGATTTCTCCGCGATCAAGGCCCTCTATATCAAGAACAACTTCGCCGCCGGCAATCTGGTCATCGGGGCCGCCGCCGCCACGCCCGTCGCGATGTTTGGCACGCCGGCGACGGAGACGTTGCTCCTCGGCCCGGGCGCCGAGATCGAGATCACCTGGGCCGGCAGCGGTCTGACGGTCTCGACAAATGGGAGCCTGAAGATCGCCCACGACGGCAGCGGCAGCGCCGCCGGCAGTTACGACATCGCGGTTCTGGGTGTCGGCGCCTACACGTAACCGCCCGGCCTCGAGCAATTGGGTCACGGGCCCTGGATAAAGGAGCAAACTCATGAGCAACATGCGAGGATTTACCTGCGCCGGCGTCTCGCTCGGCAGCATTCTCGGCATCAAGAATATCGTTTTCCCGGGGATCACGCAGACACGGGAGCGCATCCGCACGGCCGGCGACAGCGACGACGCCGGGACCGAGTACTTCGAGAATTTCACGGAGGGGCCCATCGTGCTGACGCTGGCCAAGAACGTCAGTTTGCGGCTCGCCTTGCTGACCAAGGCGGAGGCGGGCACGACCGATACCTGGACGGTGACCAAGACAGGCTCGCACACCTACAGTGGCGCGGCCTTTGTCGACGTCGGCGAGGAGACCTACAATTCCGAGGGGGAGCCGGAATTCCAACTGACCCTGAGTCCGGAAACGAAATGGACCCGGGCCGCCGCGTGATTTGGTAGAGGCGACCTGATTTCGTAGG